ATTCCTTCAAGCACCTATTCATCCGTTCCTCATCTACTTCCTCCCCAAAGCATAACAGCCCATCATCGCCCTCAAAGAAATAAGGGCGCGGGTAGGTGGCCAGGCAGCTCAACTGCTCTGACTCCCCCCACCCAAAATACTGCCCCAGAGTGGCAAACGAGAAACATAGGTTACTGATCAGATTCGTGACAGAGGTGTCAGGGCTCCCAGAGCGCAAGCACGTCTGCAAGGAAAAAGTCAATCCCGGGCCCAACACGTGGACTTGTCGTCCCACGCGTGCGTCAAAGTATTCTCTAATTCGTCTCTCTAGTCTAGATGGTGCTGCCTTGGCAAGCACTCTTCCTGAATTAGTCATTTGGACTGACTGATTCTGAGATTCCATCGATGTGAAATCGGTCTCCCCCCAGTGGGTTGCATCAGCATCTGCCCTAGCAATCGCACTAGTGATATCCTCCGCATTCATACCTTTCACCACATGTCCAGAGAGGCTAGCAAACACGTTCTTCTGGGCCTCGTATAAAAGCGCAAACCCATAACCTCGCTCAAACATCTCTGGGGCTACAATGTACCTCGGAGCTTTGATCTTGTCCGAGGAATAAGTCTCTGATTTGACAAAAGCCTTATTCAAATACGTGTACCGTTCACTTTCCCGGCCTTCAGCAAACTGAACATTGTCTATCTCACCATACCCAAGAGCGACCTCAGCTCCAAGCATGTACTGTGCAGCGTCGTCTGGTTTAAAACCATGCAATCGACACTGTTTTTCTGCCTTGAGAAGGATTTCCGCATCAGAGTATTGGATAGTATTCTTCACCTGTCCCAACAATGATTGGCAAGTCTGTTCAATGCGCAATGCCATAGCTGGGGTAGGTTGCATTCTCTTCACGCACAAACGTTTCATGGCGCCAAGAGATTTATTCGTCCGAGAATGGGGGTTTGGGAAACATGGTAGTAAGTCCTTTATGTGCACCGGTGATAAAACACAATGCTGCCATGCTCTTAAGGTGTCCTTGACCTGAGACGCCTTAGCTGAAACAAAACCGGATGTAGAGCTCAACAGATCCTGAGGAGTCTTGTCAGGAGGGAAGATGTCATGGTAATGACAATCGTAACCCTTGACGCTAACGCCGGGATAGGTTATCCCGTCTTTGGCCAATGATCTGTAAATAGCGGCTTTTATTTCCTTCTCACCCATGTCTACTGGTCCCGGTGTAGACAGAATGAGTTGGTGAGGGAGCATCAGCAGCGCAGTAAACACCACGTCACTGAAATATCCAGAATTGGCGAGGTCACGGCCAACCCAATTGACATCTGTATTACTAGCACGGAAATTGATCACGCGCTGCAAACAGACATCAAAAACTCCACTCTCCCACAACCTGCGCGAGCTAGCGTGGCATAACGACTCATATGAGAGGCAAACCCTCACCACACGGCGCTCACGACTGGACAACTCCCGCAAGAAGCTGAAGTCTTCAAGTACGACAGAAAAG